AGATCAACTAACTGTAGATTCAAGTGGTAACCTGGCACAAACTGCTGGTGTTAACAACTTAATTACAGATGTAGAAAACTTAACTGCAGCTACTAAAACAGTAACAGCAGCTGATACAGGAACTACATTTTTATTAAACAGAGCTGGTGGTATCGTAGTAACTTTACCAACTGCAGCTGCTGGTTTAAAATATAAGTTTATTGTTGGTACAACTTTTACAGGAACTTTTTCAATTGATGGTGCTACTGCTAATGATATTTTTACAGCTGCATCTACAATTATCATTTCTGATAAAGATGCACCTGGAACAGTTAGTTTAAAACAGTTTCACGCTGATGGATCTGATGACGATAAAATGGTTATGGACGCTGATACAAAAGGAAGATTTGTAGG